AAGGTGGGCGTGCATGAACTCTTTAGAGTGCTTCTGAAGAGCGTCTGCGCTGTTTACGCTACGATCAGCAAATACAGCTTTAGACTCACGCATTTTAGTAAGCTCTTCTTCCTTCTCAGCAAGTTGGCCAGCATACTTAGCAATTACTTCTTCAAAAGAAGCGTCTTTCTCAGCAAGCTTAGCTTGTACGTCAGCCATAAGTCGGTCTGCACCAGACTCTACGCCTACTTTAATAGCAGTCTTGACTTCAGTTTCTTGAGCTGCTTTTGCTTCTGCTTCGGCTGCTGCCTTAGCTGTAGCTTCTTGAGCTGCTTTTTCTTCTGCAGCTTTTGATTCGGCTTGCTTCATTGCAATTTTGGCAGCAGTTTCTTCTGCTACTTTCTTAGCAAAAGCTTCCAAATCGATTCCGGGAGTTGTATTCTCTTCCGACATTTTGATCTCCTTTTGGACGTTTTCGTCCCTTTCCGGTGTGTCACTAGCTATTTCTGAATCTTCAGTTTTAGCCAGAGGCTGACCGGCTAGATCTACACTGTTAGTGAATTGTTTTTTAAATTCATTGTACTCATCCATTGAGTCAAATGACTTCGATAATGAAAAAGTTGCTGCCTGATTACAGGGTACAGATACAACAGATACCTCGAATAATTCAGCGTCCTTAATCTTTAGTCCATCAGTTTCCGTTAGGTAGTCTGCATCCTTGACTCGGAAACCAACAGAAAAAGCTCCAAGGACACCATCTTTAACAAGATTTGATACATTTCCCGAAGGAACTGTAGCGTTTTTTGAAATCTTGGCTTTAAGTTCCAGACCATTATCTGTTACTTTTAACCCAGTTGCGCGTCCAATGGGGTGATTGTAGTCATGGTTAAAAAGAATAATTGGATTCTTTTCAAAGTTAGATAAACCACCTTTTGTCCAAGCTTCTGAAGAAATAGTGTCACCAGCACGGTCAAAGTCAGCAGTGCTGGCCATTCCGCAGATATGGATACCACCATCGTCATCTTCGTTTAACGCCTTAAACGTAGAGGTCAGATTAAATATCTTTTCCATTATCTTCCTCTTTCTTCGCTCCAAGCTGCTTTAGTGCTTCGAGTCCTGAGAGCTTACCTTTCTTATCAGACGTGGATTGCTCATGTCCAAATCCTAGGCCACTTTCAGGCTTACTTTCTGATGCTGTAAGTCCTGTAGCCAGATGTTCTTCTTCTTCTTTTGTAAGATCGCCAAAGTTAGCGTCCTTCCAACGTAAATCCTCTGTAACCGGCACCTTTGAAGAATCCATTCCCCGCGCCTTGTTATGTATCCAAATCTCAATAAGGGCCCCTCGCACATACTGCTTTTCTAAGTCAGTACCATTTGCTAGCTCTTTACCATGCTTATTAACAATCGTTGCGATATTAACACCAGAATAAGGATCTTTAGACGGAGCAGCAGTGCTGTTTCTCCACCTGTCCCTAATGTCTAGTATAGTCTCTGGGCCTTTCTCGATCTCTTTAGTAGTAAAAGGGGTGGTCTGTCCAATAGCTGCATCAGTATAAACATTAGGATAATACCGAATAAGAGACCTCAGCATTCTTTCCCATCTACCTAAAAATAGCTGCTTTAGTTCACGCCGAGTAATTGGCTGATGGTCTACGATTCGTAGATACTGCTCATAGTTTATAGGCTTAGATATGCCATATTGAATGAACTGCATGTTTAGCTTTGCTAAGGCTGCTTTTGTCTGCTTTGGTCTAGCCATGATTAATCTTCTTCCTCTTCTGTGGGTCTTCCACCTTGTTCTGGATTTACTGCACTTCCTGCGATGTTAGCAGGAATCCGAATATCATCTGCATCCGGAAGCTCATCAAAATTCATTGCTATTCTTGCTTCGTTAGGAGTTATAATCCCAGCATTAACAAGAGAAGTATAAAAAGAAGATTGATCACGAAGCTCTGGCTGAAGTGCTGGAATATCTGTAATATTCTCTGATATTTCAAATCCAAAGAAACGCTCATATGCAATATTTAATTTTGTTACAATAGGTAGTATAGTCTCTAAGTAATACATTCTCATATTTGGTCGTATGTTAGCGTTATTACCAGAGTCTAACATAATTGGAGGTATTCCTAGAGCTTTAAGTATAATTCTTTCATTCTCAGCTATAGCTTGTTGAAAATCTAATTCTTTAAAATTCACTTTAGTAAGGTTATCTACCTGCATATCTCCGTCAAGAATCATTGGGCTTCTTCCGCCCTGATCTGGAGAGTATCTAATCTGCCAAGACTGTCTAGTTCTTTCTTTAATCTTTTCTGATAGAGTATTAGGGGTTCTAATTATAAGTCCTGGTACTGCCCCATTCTTAAAGAAGTTATCTTGAAAGTCTCGCATTCTACGCATCAAAATCATAGTGCGCAGAGCAGGCTTTAATCTAGACACACCGCGGTAAATTGAGTAAAAGGAGTTCTCTTTTACATGAATGATTTCGTTTGGTGTAAACCTTTGACTATCACCATCAAAAGAATAATAGTCTACAAGAGTTCTCTTACTAGCATGAATAGTCATCTTAGAAGCTGGTAAGTGATAAAGATGTACTCCATCAAAATAAACAAAGATGTTTCCATCTAGCAAGTAATCGGTGATTAAGTTTCGTCTAAATGTAGAAATATCTTGAAAAGGGTTGGGCTGAGTGTTTAACAGTAGCTCTACCTTAGACCGCTTAATGCCTTTATATACTCCCTGTACTTTAGATTCTGGGTGTACAATTGCATCTATTTCGCTGCTGTCGTCTACAATAAGGTTTACACCACGATTTACAACCTCTAATTCCTCGTATGCACGCTCATAGTTAAAGGTTGGCTCTCTAGAGGACTCAGTAGCAGTTCAATAATACTGCTGCGCAGGATTGAGCTTTTCCTCATCGCTGTCGCTTTTTCCAAACCCAAACTTATACCAAGCCATTTTTTTCTCTCTGAATACCTACCCATCGCATCTGCTTCTCGGCAGTTACAAGGGCAGGATTTCGCCCATATACGGTATGTAGTTGAAGGTGGTGAGTGTGGCATAGTGTTGCTGTATGCTCGTATAACTCTGCTTCCTTCTCCTCTATGAATTCTTCTCTCCAAATCACTATATATTCATCTGTGTAGTGATCCGGCCTTAATTTCTGTTTCTCTCTTAGCCAAGCATCAAGTAGAGGACTTAAACTATAAAAGTGGTGGAAATCTAACTTTTCTTTTGTACCACAAATGACACACTCAGTGCCTTTTTTATATTGAGACTTTGCTTTGTCGCGTATGTACTTTACTGGGTCTCTTTTTAAGTGCTTGCTTTTTCTACTTATTGGCTTTTTCATTTTATTACCGAAATTATATCTTGGGAAGGTTGCAAAGTCAAATATTATTTTTGCCAGGTATCGTTAAAACCCCGTGGTTGAGGTTTCAAACGAGTATAAAGCATATCTAAGGGCATCTGCCATGTGCGAGGCCATATTATGTTTGGGCTTTTCTCTTAGTAAGTTAGGATTAGGATCCCACTGATATTGGTCTAAACATGCAAGAGTCTCTTTACAGTTCTGATCTACTATAAGAGTATCATTATCTATTATTTTTTCAACCCTAGCGATTCCGTCTAGTACGGATTTTTTAGCGTTATTAGTAGAAATATCGTACTGTTGAGCTAAGTCAAATCTAGTTTGCTGTGCTGCTGAGTCAATGAAAATACAGTCAATGTCCCACCTGTCAATAAGCTTTTGTATCTCGATAGCATGCTGCTCAGTAGTTCTTTCACTATTATAGTACTCATCAACTAAGTAGTATTTTTCCTCTGTCCAGTCATATGCAATTACACACAGTGCAGTAGGGTCTCTGTACCCTACATCAAGCCCTGCAATAACATCCATTCTTCTAGTATCCAGCTCTAGTAGGTTGCCTGTACAGTTTTCGTAATCAAAGTTCCAGATCTGGCCCTCGAATGTGTTAAAGTCTGCTTCGTATTCTTGCCTAAACTCTGCTTCTGACATAGACCTTCGAGCTTCTTCAATATCTCTCTCGGACATTCTAGGATTATCAAGATAAGTAGCTCTAATAGATGCCCACTCAGGAAACTCGTCTGTGAACCCCCTATTGAAGAACTTTGAAAACCAGTTATTCTTACCCCGAGGGGTGGATATAAAGAGAGCTTTAGAGTTCTCTTTGTCCAAAGTGGGTCGAAGCGCGACGTTG